TACGTATTGGTCGTCCCGTTTCCAGGACACCAGTACCCCCCAACGTGGCCGTGTCTGTGGCTTGATAGTTTGACGAGACTATCTTCCGCACTCATAGCACCTTGGATTCCCCTTCCTCCTGGGAGGTAAGTGGCACCACTTAGTGTGAGAACGCAACCCAGTATGTCGAAAAGGCAAAGAGGCGACTGTACCTCTTTCCAGTTCAGATAGCTTACCATGTTAACTAACAAAATTGATATCAAGAGATCGAGAGATCTAATGAATTCAATTCTGATTAATCAAAACAGCAAACTAGCAGTTCATGATGAGATTCAGGTATTTTCCGATCTCTTAAGTTATCGTGTTAAAACACGAGGAACTAAGGAGACAGTAGAACACTTTAAATCTCTTCACCTGTTAGCCACAAGAGTGGCGTTGGAGAAGTCATTCCAGCCGATTCCTTTTCTTAAAAGTAATCGTAAAGGATTTCCTAAGAAATTAAATTTTCTTAAGAAGTTCTTGACTGGAACTCCAACGGAGAAGAGGATAGGTTTATCCATAACTATTATGTATAAATCGATCTATCTTCAACCATCCGATGATTTCGAAGAAATTATCAGACCAGGGTATGAATTACCATACTGTAAAAGTTGGAATGACTTTCTTAATAGAAAATTAAGATGTCATAAACCTTTAAACCTTCGATGGGATAAAGAGTGGCGAGAGACTATCAAAAGCGGGCCGAATGGGCCTGCTATGATAACCTGTCACCATGATCTTTATGCCATTTCTCAAGATCCAGAAGTAAGAGACAACTTATTAAGTTGGACCTTACAAACTGATCCACAACTTCATGAAGAAATTGAGGACAGACTGGAAGTCATCAAGGAGAATGACGGTGAACTTCACTCCACAATTGGAATAATTCCAGAAGGTGGAGGAAAGACACGTCAAGTCGCAATTGTTGACTACTGGACACAGGAATCTCTAAAGAGCTTGTTCAAGGCTCTACAGAAAATCCTTTCCAGACTTGAAACCGATGGAACTTACAATCAGAGGCATCTAGTTGATAAAATGTCAACTGCAATGCGTCAAGGTAAGTCCATCCATTGTTTCGACCTAAAAAGTGCTACTGATAGGTTTCCTGCTTCTTTACAGGAAGATACTATCGCTGCCCTAATAGGGAGGGACAAGGCGAAGGCTTGGTTGAATCTGCTTACTAAGCGGACTTTCATCCATAAAAGTAAAAAGATAAGGTATGGAGCAGGACAACCTATGGGGATATTATCCTCATGGAGTGCCTTTGCTCTTACACACCACATGGTTATTGAGTATGCAGCAGAACTCGAAGGACATAAATCCTTTAGAGACTACGTGCTACTCGGTGACGATGTGGCTATCTTTGATACAAAGGTTGCATATAGGTATCTAAAAATGATGACTCTTTGGGGCGTAGAAATATCCCTTCAGAAATCACATCTTTGGACGCCAGGTGACCCTCATCCTATCTCAGGAGAGATCGCAAAAAGGATCCTCTTAAGATCGGAAGAGATTACACCTATACCATATAAGTTAATCCAAACATGGAGTAAGAAACCTTTACCAGAGGTTTCAACCCTTTTGTATGGACTAACAAATATAGGTATTGTGCTAGACACACCAGCTTGGGAAACCCTTTCCCGTACTGTTTCAAAGAAACAACGTAGGGACTTCCTTATTCTAGCTCACACCCCACTTGGATTAAAATCCAATACTTTAATGGGACATGCGCCTCAAATAATTGAGGGTGACATGAATCCATGGTCGGTAGTCGACACTAGTCGAATACCGTGGGCTATGAGTGAAGTGTTAATTAATCACTTCGAGTCTAAGGAAGAAGAATTAGCAGATGCTCCGATCTCTCTATTAGAAGAGAAAAGGAGAATCTGTGATTTCTTGGGTGATCATATTTCCCATTTTGATCTGATCCAGAAGTCTTCTTATGGTTTTGACCTTTTTCATCCTTTTGCTCAGGTAATTAACCGGAGGGAAAGGTATCTACTGAATCTTTGGGATACTCTAAAAGAGAATCTTGAAGATCCAGAGATAGGTCATATCACTTGGAAAGATGTATATCAAGCGAACATGTACTACCATAGGAATTATATTCCTGAAGTAGATAAACACATGAAAGCAAGATTACAATCTAGACTGATTTTGAAGCTTTATAAATCCCTTCCATTGATAGGGAAGGCTTATAAAGTTCCGAGGTAATGAACATTACCCAGTATCAGAATTCGAATTCGAAATAACAAGGTTCCAATCTTGTTATTAGATCTCCGGGATCTCGACCGCTCTCTCGGG